CCATTCTTGAAAGTTTCTTCATATTCTTTCTTTTTTTGTTCAGCCATAATTACCTCACTTCTTTCCTGCTTCGTTTAACTTTTTGGTGATTTGTTCTTGAAACCACTTTAGAACAATTGGTATGCTCACGTTGGATGTCAATCCAAAAAGATAACCAATAGGATAGCGATAACTTTCATATTCTTTTAATTGTGGAACATTCGTAAATACAACAGTTACGAGCAGATATCCTGTTACAGACATTCCCATATTGATAAAAAGGTCTAACAATATCAACCATTTGTTTGTATATTTTTCTTTATTGTCTGTCCTGTAGTTAAACAAGAATATAAAAAATGATGAAAATAATACCAATCCCATCATTATAAGTTCAGACATGTTAAATAATTCGTTCATTCAGCCCTCATTTGTAACCTATTTCTTTTAACTGTTTAATTGTATTACTGGCACTTGTATGATGGACTCCTATTCCGTGTGCTTTTCTAAATTCTTGAATATTACCTAAATGATCATCTATTAATAAATTGGGCCTGTGATCTCGACCATCTATAGCAAAGTTTGATTTATTTTTTCTTTGTACTCGATACATCCTATCTTCTGAAACACCGAACCATCTTTTCATCCATCGAGCTTTATCTATTGCAGAACGTGCTGCAATAGGACCTCTAGAATCTCTAGGTATAGCAGTCAAAATGAATGGTTCAAATTTTCCTATAAACCCCCATAATTTTGAAGCATCTTTCATAGGCGGTAACTTTAAGAAAAAATCAACGGGTAATTCATCCCATCTAGCATCAGAGAATTTCCCCCCTATCATATTTTTTATACCTTGATCAAAATCTGCCAATACTCCGTCCATGTCGCAATATATTTGAGGTGAATCAAATTCTAGTAATGTTTTCATTTGTTTTCCTTGTAAAAATATACGGTAAATTCTGTATTATCTTCCAAATAACGTTCAACAATTTCTATTTTTTTGTGATCATATTCTTGTAATTTATAATGTATCCACATCGGATTATATGCTTCGTATTTGGGATCTTCATACGGTGCTAGTAACATATTGAATATAATTCCTTTATTGGCATGAGATATCATATTATCAATAATCCAAAACGAATGTTCTTCTTTCAAACCCAAATTAAAAACTCCGCTTGCGATAACCCAATCATATTTCATAAAGTCAGGTAGATCTTCTATCGTACCATGCATTGCATTGATATCTTCATCTATCATATCAATTGCTTTTTTGTTTGGATCAAACCCAAGATATTGACCGTCCCATCCTTGATTTTTCAAATAGGTATGGAGATGTGCTACTCCACAGCCGACATCTAAAATTGAATCTTTATCACCGATTCCGGCTTCATATACTTTTTGAAATCGTAATTGTGAATTTTCAGTACCATCTAACCAACCCACACATTCAATTGAATTTTTATTATATTCGTCTATGTAACGAGAATATACAGTATCAACTAAAAAATCTGTCCTCACCTTCTCATTTTCTTCTGTTATAAAATCTTTAAACTTCCTCATCTAACTATTCCATTCTTTTTTCTATAATCATTAATTGCTCCCTTAATAGCATCTTCCGCCAATACAGAGCAATGTATCTTGACAGGGGGAAGAGACAATTCTTCCACAATGTCAACATTCTGAATTGTATTTGCTTCATCAATAGACTTGCCCTTAACCCATTCAGTTGCCAATGAAGAACTTGCAATTGCACTTCCACAACCAAAAGTCTTAAATTTGGCGTCAATAATTTTTTCATTTTCATCTACCTTTATTTGGAGTTTCATTACATCACCACATTCTGGAGCGCCCACAAGAGCAGTACCGACAGAACTATCCCCACTATCCAAACTACCAATATTTCTGGGTCTTTCATAATGCTCCAATACTTTTTCTGAATATGCCATTAGTTTTCATCCCATTGTAATAGTTCATGAACTCCCTGTTCTTCTAGAAGTAGACGATTCTTCCAATGTTCATCTTTAACATCATCTTTGTTTTGACCAGTATAACCAACCGCAAAACCATTTTCACACATCCTCTTGTTTATATTTGTCCATCCACCGAACTCATGTCCGTCTTCTGTACAGTTAATCCAAATTTCTCCAAGAATTCTACCAAACTTACCTCTTGAATCTGCTTCTGGACAACGAACTTGAATCTCAATATCATCTCTGTCATCTATAACTGCCCAATGTAACCACGATGTTAATGCGGCCTTGGATAACTTACCATAGATTTTTTCGTTCTTGTGTCTTGTTCTGGATTCTGGTGTATCGATTCCGAGCAAACGGATTCGCCCACAAAACCTTACATCAAAACCTAAGTCTATTACTGCATCAATTGTATCACCATCGATAATCTTTTCTAACGCTGTTATATGGTAGATAAATTCACAGGGTTCTTCGTTAATATATTCAGCCACTTTTACCTTTCTTAATATTATGATTCGCCTTTTACACCCGCTTTATCTTTCTTTCCAGACATAGCCCTTCTACGTGCTACATCCTTTTTACGTGTTGTAATAAGAAGTTTTTTTGCAAATCGAGTAATTATTTTTGCTTTCTTTTTGACTATTTGGGAAATTTTTCCACGATCTGACATACTAAGTTCTGATTTTTTCTTTGTTCGGAGTTTAGGGAAGAATTTTTTGACAACCATTTTGATTGCAGCTTTACGAGCACGTACTGCAATTACTGCTTTAGTAGCTGCACGTTTCAATGCACGTAATCTTTTCTTAATGAATCCCGGCTTCTTTGCTTGGATTTTCATTCGGATAGACATCCTTCTTCGTTGTGCAGGAGAAAGTCCTTTACTTGGTACTTTACTCGCCTCTGCCTGAATTCTCAATTCTTCTATTTTACCTTCACTAACAGCTTCTTTGAGTAATAAAAACTCACACATCTGATCTTCTCGTAAAGGAGATATGGTACTATTTTTACATAACATATCTATTTCTTCTATTAAAGAATTTATTTCTTCCATATCTTCAGTAGTATATTCCATATCTTCCTTTATATTGTCTTTCATTTTTTCTTTTTCTTTGGAGTGTGTTTTCTTTTATGTTGACTCTTCGCAACCCTCAATACTTCTTTACGATGCAAGTCACTTATATCCACATCTTGATACTTCTTGAACATCCCAACCATCTTAGCAAGAACTTTCATTAACATGTCTACATCTGCAAGAGCATTGTGCCAACCTTTAACATCTATACTCATTGCTGTACTTAGATTTCCCAATGTTGATGAAACTTTTCGTTTTCCTGTTCCTATTTGAGTGGACAATGATTTCAAAATCAAATCCAATTCGTCACTGCCTTGCACCGATTTGAGTAACGGAATGAAATACATCTTGTTCAATTCAAGTGTATCCAATGTCTTATATGTCTTCATCTTGATACCATACATCTTTGCACGAACACCAAGATACTTCAAATCAAATGGTGCATTATGTGCAATCAAGACAGGATTTTTAAACTTGTTTATAAATTTAAAAAATACATTTATTGCATGTACTTCTTTTATGAATCGGGCTGTCTTCTCTCCATAACGAGTCATCTTCAACACCTCTTGTGGTGTCTTTAATTTATCATTTGGTTTTACATGTGAATCCCAATTTTCTCGTTCTGGTGTGCCTGGTTTTAAAACATCTTTTGTAACTTGCAATAAACTAACTTTGTAATCTATCTTATCAACTTCTTTGAATGTTGTTCCATCATATGCAACCGCCGCAATTTCAGTAAGTTGTAGATAATCCTTTTTGGGAGTAAGTCCCATTGTTTCAGTATCAAAATAAATGAGAGTTTTTCCATTGAAATTCAAAACGGTATCTAACAACTCCTTAATTGAAAGTCCGTACAGTTGGGTTTTCCCCTCGCAAAATTGTTTAAACGTTTTCATGCTAAACCAAATTTTTGTGCAAGTTTATATGTTAAATCGGCGTGCTTTTTATTGTGTCCTAAATCTCCTTTGGTAACTGCTAAAATTGCATGGGCAAACTCATGAACAACTGCATAGTCAGGTTCAAATGAACTCATTCCCGAATCATCAATAACCATCTTATCAACAAAAATGACCTTACCCCCTTTTAATTTTGATGTCTCTAAATATCCACTCCCTCTACCTTTTAAGTTTTTAAACACCAATTGAAACTTTGGAATCTTTGGATACATTCCTTGTAATGCAGTAAAAACTTTTTTCGCATCACGAACTTCATCACTATCAACTTCCGTTAGATACTCTTTGAATGACCTCACTTTGTCCAATCCTTGGCTGCATTGAAATTGGCCCTTGAGAACTCCAATCGATCAACTAACTTAACTGCATTTCCTGTTTGATCAATTGCAACAAATCCTTCTGGTGCAGTAACACGATATCCATTTTCTGTACGAATGAATGTATCCATTGCACCTTTTGCCTTCTCCAATTTGCGAATCACAACATCCTTTGCATCAACCAAAAGGTTTTGCATATCAAATACATTCCTGAGATGATTCTTATTGGATGTAAGGAAACTTACAACTCTGTCTTTATATATTTTCTTGGTATCTTTTGTTTTTTGGGTCTTTACTTTATCTACATCTTTTTGAAGTTTATCATCAATATACTTTATCATATCAGCCGTATGTCTTGCAGTATTTGAAATTTTCTGTCCTTCTCTGACCTTCACATTAGTAAATGTCTTGATTAGAATCAAAAGCTTTGTTTGGTTTGATATTCCATTTAGAAAAGATGAGTTCAATTTCCGAAATTGTTTTCCTGCAAGAGATAGAATATTGGTAAACTTAGTTGTCTCCGCCTTGTTGAAGTTCACCGTTCCAGATGTGTCTTGATAATTTGCATCCGAAAACCAAACATCGTTTGTCTTTGTCAATCCCCCTATATTCGCACCGAAAGATGCCCGCATGTCTTCAAGTTTCTCTCCTGAGTAAGTGGTATGCCAGACAATACCCATTTTCGCTTTCGTGATTTTATGGGAACTCTCTTTTGGAATTGCGTATGTGATTGTGTTGGGTGTGAAGGTAATATAGGATTTATCATCAATTGTCTCTGTTTTGAAGTCATCATCTGTGAATAACATATCTCCTTGAAGGACATCCGTTATTCCTAATTTTGGAAGATACTTGAGTGCAACCTTTAACTTTGTATTGAGTCCGGCTGCGGAATGATTCTTGTCTATGTCTGCATCTGTATAGTTGACTTTAGGATTTACATTGAACACTCCTTTAGTTCCTACAAAAAACTTGTCGTTCTCTGGATTGATCCCTGCAAATATCGCAGGAGCACCATCCCACTTGACAGATATATTAACACTCTTCTTTGAACTTCCTGCAAGCATGTTACGAAGGGACTGT